AAGAACCTGTCCGCTTGTACCATCAGCTGGTAAAATATAGTCTACATCACTAGACACTGTAGCTGGTGCTTTAAATCCAATATAATTACTACTATCACTATCATAAAATCTTGCGTCTTGTTGTTCTCTTATTTGTAAATTGGTGCCGTTCAACAGTTGTAAACTATCAGACCTTAGTCGCATGTTGATGTTATTTGAACCTGCTTTTCTATTGGCAAATTCAAGTAATCCATCTTCTGACCCATCACTTGCGTCTTGTATTTTTCCTGTTACTTTTGCATACACAACTTCTTGGTCGGCGTCATTTTCACCTTTAAATTTAATTTGTCCTAGATAATCTGCATCTGCTGGTGATGCACTGTTGCGTTTTAAGGCAATTACTGGTGCGGCAGTGCTTGAATCTTCAGTAGTGGTTAAAAGTAATGTATCATCAGTTGTTGTGGTAGTCAAAGTAAGAGTGCCAGTGATACTGCCATTTCCTGTACCACTGAATGCATTTATAGTAGGACTTGTTAGTGTTTTGTTTGTTAGTGTTTGGGTACCAGTATTAGTAGTAACTTCAGCTCCTTCAATAGTAACAACACCTGCACTTGCTCTAGCAATAGTAGTGTCACTGGCATGCCCTAATTCTATATCAGCAGTTGTTTCTAAATCGCCAGTTACCTTAACGCCAGTATTTGTAGTTTCAAATTTCTTGCTATTTGCATATCTTATTTCGACCCCTAGATCTGCATAGGCAATAATATAGTATCCTGCGGCATTTTTCTTAGTTATAAGTATGTTTCCATCTGATTGAAGCCATGTATTATGACCATTGGTGGCTCTTATAATATTATTGGTACCATCATGTTGTAAAGTGAAATCCGCATTATTGCCAAACTGAAGTTCTTTATTGTCAGGTATAGTTACATTACCACTAAATGCACTCAAACCACTTACTGCCAAATTTCCGGCACTTATGTTGCCTGTCGCAGTCAAACTTGTAATTGCCGGAGTTAGACTTGGTGTAAGTGTTATTGTGTCTGTACCAGCAGTTGTTGTGGCAGTTAAATTTGTGCCGGCTACAACAGTTAGTGTATCGCCTATGGTATCTGCAACAAGATTGTCTTGTCCTGATACTGCAACGGTACCAAAGGCAGCATTGCCAACTTGCGTAAATGTTAAAGCAGTGGTTCCAATTGTAATAGGATCGTCTGTGGTTAATTTAAATTGGACGTCAGCATAAGTTGTGCCTTCGGTGATCATGATAATTGTGCCACCATTCAAATCACCAGTAGCATCACTGTCAGTGGTTCTAGCCCATGTTCCGTTTGAACCAGCACCTACAGTGGTTACTTTATAGATACCGTTTTCACTACCAGTTGTCTGTCCAGTCACTAAAACTCTGTTGTTTTTTGCAAGACTAACACCATCTACTGTGGCTGGAGCTCCGCCACTTAGGTTAGCAATATTACTTGTGGTAACTGCTCTAGCGGTTTGCTTGTAGTCGATATTTTGTATTTGACTGGCACGAGGCCTAGTTAATCCCATTGACGTATTCCTTGTTGTACGTATTTATCAGAAAATATAGCCAAAAAAATAGCACCCGAAGGTGCTATTCTTAAATTTGTTTATGAATTACATCATCATTGCGAGTACTTCAATTGTGCCTTCTCCGCCTTCGTGTGCTTCGATTGCTTTACCAATTACTGTACCAATTGCTGGACTGTTATTAGCCATTGCCATACCATTTCCTGCTGATACCATCAAGTCACCTGCGGCTACTGCGCCTGTTACTTTACATGGTACTCTTCCTGAAATTGCAAGTGCTACACCTTCCTGCTCGCTATTCATCAAGTAAGCTGGATCTGTGGATATGATACCTGCTACTGCATGATGATTTGCTTCGTTGCATGCGGCAAGTTTACCTTCGCCTGCAAAATGTACAACTGTACCTGCTTCAATGTCTTCATCAGCGGCATATTTCTCAGCCAAGTCAGCGTATTGTGCTGAACTTGCAACAGTAGTAGTATTTGTTACTGCTAATGTTTCACTACTTGGATTAAAAGTTAGTGTGCCACCATCATACTTAACTCCTGTTAACGCACCTGAAGTTGTTGAGGCAAAGTATAAGTTAAATGCAGTGTTTGTACTATTATCCTGTGATACTGTAGCACCCGCTGCACCAAAACTTAATGCACCTGATCCGTCAGTTATAAGTGCTTGTCCACTTGATCCATCTGCGGCTGGTAGTGTAAATGCTACGTTTGAACCTACAGTTGCCGGAGCACTCAATGTTACAGTGTTTGAATCATCACTATCGTAAAAGATTGCACTGCCTAAGTGTGCTTCTTGCCAATGCAATGCGGCACTACCTAAGTCTAAGTTTCCGTCGCTTACAGGAAGCAAGTCACCTGTGATCTTGACTTGAGCGGCTCCATCTACTGCTTCAACAATCGCAGTACTGTCACCGTTTGCCAATGAAGTAATAGTTGTTGTAGTAGTAATTTTTCTAACTTCAATCGCATCGCCTGATGCTGGAGCTTCAGTAAATGTTAATGTTGTACCTGATACCCCATAAGCTGTTGTTGGTAACTGTACCACACCGTTTATACTTACAATACAACTTGCAGTTGTTTGTGCTTCACTGAGCGTAAATGCAACAGTTGAATTATCACCTGCAAATGTCTGTGTTGCAATAACTGTAAAGTCACTACCAGCTGTTGTCCAAGCGGCTGAATCATAGAATTCTAATGCATCAATAGATGTGTTAAAACGTAACATACCTGTTGCGGCACTTGGTCTTTGTGCAGTTGTTCCGACAGGAATCAATATTGAATCTGTGCTGTCAACTTTTAGTGTAGCACCAGTTGTTGCAGTTGCACCACTGATAATAACTGTGTCACTTCCAGCATCTACTTTCAATAGGTTTGCATCTCCGCTACCTTCGACAACAAAGTCTTTGTCAGCACCTGCTTGGTTAACAGTAATTACTGAACCGTTACCATCAATGTCGTCACCACTTATGGTAATTCCACTGTCTGATCCTAGTGTAGCACCAGTAACTGCGCCTGAGAAGTCACCAATAGCACCTGTTACGTTACCTGCTATTACGTTTCCTGCACCAGTTGTTACGTTACCACTTGTTGTAATTGTTGTGAATCCTGAACCAGCACCAGATGTAATTGTTGCAGTACCATCTGTAAGTGAAGCACCTTGTACTGCACCTGAAGCAGTAAAACTGTCACCGTTAGCAACACCAATGTTTGGAGTTGTTAGGTTAGCACTTGTTTTAACAATAACTGCGTCTGAACTTATTGCAGTTGTTACGTCATCAACGTTAACACTTAACTCGTTACCTGATTTGCTTAAACCGTCACCTGCTACAATTGAACCAGCACCTGAAAACTGTGAAAAGTTAATTGCAGTTGTACCAACTGTAACTGGAGCGTTCGTTGTACAAACAAAACCTGAATCAGCGTTAGTAGTACCTTCTTCAATGAATGTAAAACCACCTGGTATCTCACTTGCTGGTGAACCGTCAAAGTCGCCTGCTCTTGTAAGTACGAAAGGATTGGAACCATCACCAACTGTTGTTAATGTATAGATACCATTCTGTAGTGCGGCGGCCTGGTTCTTAACAAGCAATCTTTCATTGACAGTAAGTGTTACACCATCAATTGCGGCTAATGCACCGTTTGCGTCAGCTGTTAATGTAGCACCAACACCTGAACTGCCGTTGTTATATGTAACTGCTGGCAATGCGGCGGTTGTGGCTGCATGACATGATTCTTTAACATCTAAGCCTTCTGCAACCGAGTCAACATATGATTTGTTGGCTGCATCGTTAGCACCAGTTGGATCAGCAAGTGAAGTAATTCTCTTACTTGAAGCAACAATAGTACCAGTTCCTGTTGGAGCAAGTGTTACTGAATCGTCTGTACCTGTTGCAGTAATTGTTATTGCAGCACCTTCTACGTCTGGTGTGCTAACTTTTGTACTTGCGGTTACTGTACCAGAAGCAGTGAGGTTAACTGCGCCAGTTAAACTTCCACTTGCTAGTGTAGCAGTTCCGTCAGTTAATGAACCACCAGTGATTGCACCACTACCTGTTATAGTTGTAAAACCTGAACCAGCACCTGAACTTATTGTTGCAGTTCCGTCAGTTAGTGAACCACCTTCTACTGCACCAGTTGCTACAACTTTACCTGCAGTATTTAAGTTACCACCAGTAACGTTTCCAATACCAGTAATTGTTGTACCAGCAGTAATTGTACTTGAAGCGTTCAATGCAGTTGTAACGTTACCTGATGGTGCAAGATTGACCATTGTGATATCTTTAAACTGTGAATCTACTAAACTTGCAAGTGTGATAGTTGTTCCAGTTCCTGCATCTGTTGTTAGTCCTGCTTTAAATGTATCGTCTGTTTCGTCAAAAATCCATGCAACGTTGTTGCTATCGCCACGCTCTCCAATAAAACCGATATCCTTTGATGGTGTACCAGTTTCATTTTTAGCAAGAAGAATAATTGGATCTTCAATAACTGTGTTTACACTATCTAACGCAGTGGTTGTTCCATTTACTGTTAAGTTACCTGTGACAGTTAAGTTACTACCATAGGTTAAATCGTTGGCCAGTTTGCCGGCACTGATCGAATTGTCTACTAGTTTTGCACTAGCAACAATTGTTGCGTCCGTAATCTGGTTGTTTTTAATTCGTGTTACCGGCATTTATAAGTCCTCATAAAAAAAATTGCCAGGCAGACGGATTTCCGTTCACCCTTATGATAATATTTACCGGTGGGTGTAATTTTTAATCTACCTAGAAAAACAGGGTTTTAAACACCAAGTGACTAGACTTTAGGCTTCAGAAATTACACCATCAAATCGAACTTGTTGCCAGTTTGAACCGTTATATACGGCCAAACAAGGCGAGCCTCCATTACCGTTACTTACGTAAATAACCTGTCCTGCGGCTTTGTTAGACAATGCATTTGCTTGTGCAACTGTGTATATTGGTAATTGTAAACTGTGTACTGTAGAAAATTGTGCAACTCCATTTGCATCAACGCTGATACTATCGCCAAGTCCATTGGTTATCTCAGATACTGTAGTAAGTGAACTTATCCTACGTACTTCAATAGCATCACCGCTGGCGGGTGCTTCAGTAAAAGTAAGTGTAGTACCTGACACTGCATATGCACTTGTTGGTGCTTGCACTGTACCATTGATACTGACTATAACACTGGCAGTGGTTGCACTTGCATTCAATGTAAAAGCCACAGTACTATTGTCGCCTGCAAAACTTTGAGTTGTAATTACTGCGGTATCATCTCCAACACTAACAAATGAACTTCCGTTGTATACTTCCAGAGCAGTGTTGTCTGTGTTAAAACGTAGATCTCCAGTGGTAGGTGTACTAGGACGTTGAGCAGTTGTGCCAACTGAAACATTTAAGGCAGTTGTGTTGTTTATTTCAACTGTGCCTTGTCCTGTAGTAGTAAATCCTATGTCACTGCCTGCGTTATCTGTGCTGAAAGTTGTATCCGTGACAGTCAAGTTTCCTATACCAGTGCCGCCACCTACGCCAAAGGGTCCAACATATCTTGCACCTACAATGTATACTGACTTACCAGTTACGCCTGTGCCAATTACACTAGGAATATTAGTACCATTAAAGTTTAAGACACCTGACTGATAGTCAAAAAACCATTCGTCGTCGTTACCTGAACCTGCCTGGAAAAGTTGTGTGCCAGTGCTTTGTGGGTTTGCGGCACCTGCATTGTCAACGTAAACTTTTACTAGATACGTTGATCCAAATTCTGTTGGTATCCAATCAGTTTCTCCTGTTTTCCAAGTTCTATTATCTGGAGCACTGAGATCTTCTGTTGTTTCGACAGTTGGACTACCACCTGCCGCATCCTGATATACTCTAACAATACTAGTTGTTGAGCTAGGCTTCACACTTGGAATTGATCCTGAACTTTGCCATACTTTATCTCCACGCATCAATAACGGTGATGGAATACTTTCGTTGAAAGCCTGTTTGTCAGCATTAGGAGCAGTTTTGGTTACTCCAAAACCTAACTTTTTGTATAGGTAATCAACTTTGGTGCTATCTGCAACTGCCATTAGGTTTGTACTCCTACACTAACTGAAGTCAGCGTTTGTCCTGATCCTAGTGCAATACGCACCAACACATTGTTTCCTGTAGCATTTGAACTGTTTTCACTGCCCAGTGTCATGGTAAAACTTGAATTTATTCCTGTGTCTGTTGGTATAATATCACTACCAGTTAGGGCACAACCATTACTTCCGTTACCACCATTTCCTGTATCACTACCTGGCACACCTGATCCACCATACTGGATACCGCCACTTACCCAGCCGTTCAAGCCACTTGCATTATCAATGGCAGTGCCTGGTGCGGCTATGAATAGGCCTTTGATGCCGGTGCTACTGTTAATTGCGATATCAAAGTTTGCAACAGTTGCCCTTCTAAACGCAAAAGTAATATACTGATTGCCCGATCGACTTGTATTAAGATCAGGTCCAGCTGGTAGATAACCACTGCTTAGATCAGTAGTGAAATGTTTTAATGTGCCAAAACGCACTATGGCTTCACTTGTGCCAGCAACAGTAGCCGCTCCTGTAAAAGCATTTGCCGTATAATAGTTTGTACCACCTGCAAAACTTGGCGTATCAGCAAATCCACCAAATCCTGTTACACGCTTGCCATCATCATCAAACGTTGTTCCTAAACTATCAGATACTGGTATATTTTCTTCGTCAAATCCTGTCAAACTAGCACTGTATATTTGTATTAATTTGTCTGTTAAGTTTACAACACTGCTTGAACCGTTAACATTAAACATTTGTGCATCAAGATTACCTACTGCTCTAGCAGTTCCATTTATTAGAATATTAATTGTACCTAAAGTGTATGCACCACTTACACCAGTATTAGCATTTGGAACACCACCAGTTAAGAAACTAGGAGAACCATCAATTTGAGCATAGGTTTTGTTTTGTGTATTAACAATTGACCCACTGGTGCTTTCTGCTAATGTGCCTGTGGTTGTTCTATATGGCGTAGTAGTGTCTCTGTAGGTTTGTCCAACAAAATTTGACACAGTTAATCCAGCAACGTTCACTGCTGGTGAACCAGTATTGTAGTATGGCACTCCTGAAATATATCTATATGAGCCTGCCGTTGCTTCTGTAATTGTTGCACCGCCTTGATTAACAGTTGGCACCGATGTCATGTCGTCTTTAACAAATCCTACCGTGTTTGTATTCCCTGCACTTGAATGACTTAGTCTAGTATCGTTATATCCTACACTTATTCCGCTAGTTGCTTTTGAAACTCGTGCATCAAATACTTTTGCAAATCCAGTTGGATATGTACTTGCACTGATCTGATCATGTGCATCACCGTCATTTACTACAACTAGGTCTGTGTATGTTCCTGCTTTGTCAGTATTGTTTGTAAACGTTACTGCACCAGAATCTGAATTATTAAATGTTGCAGTTAGTGTGCCTGATATTGCAGTGTTTGCGTCGGTTACAGTGCTGGTTTGAATTGGATCAGCAGTAGTGTATCTTGTTACGCTTGTGCCGGCAGCTGGTATATTACCACCACTACGGTCAGTTGCACTTGCGGCTAACTTTGGACTTGTGCCTTGACTGCTAGTTGACATGCTCAGTGTTTTTGTGCTTAATGCACCAGGAGCGGCCGGGTTGGCTTTAATTGTTATAAAATTGGTTTTTGTTTCTGTATCAGTTTGTGCAATAGTGTCTGGTGTACCTGATGATACAAGTGTTACAGTAAACGAACTTACACTACCATAACTGTTTGTTATGTTGGCCGCACCAGGTGTACCTGCTCCAGTTGTGATATCGCCTGTGGTGTTACCATCTCCAAAAGAAAAATTTGTTGTGGTTACGTTTTGACTTGTGTTTTGAAATGTAACAAGTCCTCTGTCAGTTGTAGCAAGTCCTGATCTATAGTCTGTAAACAAATATCCATCTTGTGCATCATCACCGGTTCTATCACTTTGTATTACAAGTGTGCCATTGAAGATACTGCGTATGTCTGGTTCAACTACTATTGCAATGTTAGCCGCATTAAATGGACTACTAGAATGACCAGTCAGTGTTGATAATTGTGTTTGGAATGTTACCGTGGTACCCGCTGACTGTTGTCCACTGCTTAAAGCGTATGTGTGATTAAGTGTACTTCCTGGGTTACCCGCTACACCATTCTGTATGTTGATTGTGCTTACATTACCATCACCAAACGTATATCTGTATTTTTGCCCACTTCCAAATAAGGCAGTGGTTCCTGGATCAGTGGCAGTTGTATTTGTAAATTGCACTACACCACCTGATGTTGCTTCTTCGTTTACTACTCTAGTTGTGTTTGCAGTAAACGTTGTGGTTTGTGGAGTAAACACACTTATTGTGGTTGGTGCACTTGTTACTGTAACTGGGCTAGGACCAGCAGTGTTTGATGTTCCACTTAGTATAATATTGTATTGAGCATCACCACCTGTGTTGTTGTAGGTGTTACTCACTGTTGTAAAATCAGTTGCAGGTTGTACGTTTGCACCTTGTCCCCAACTGAGATCAAAACTGGTTGTAACAAACTGACTTGTGTTTGTAATAGTTGCAGTTGCGCCTGTGTCTATTGTGCTATCATCAAGGGTAAAACTTGGAATTGGTGTTGGAGTAAACAGTGTAATAAAATTTGTTTTTGTTACACTATCAGCACTGCCTTTTGCACCAGCGGCTATGTTACCTGCTAGTGTTCCGTTTGTGTTCTTAGCAGTAAAACTTACTGTAAACTGGCCACCTGATTCATTGGTGTAAGTATGCGAAGGATTTTGATTTGTTGAAGTGTTGCCATCGCCAAAATTCCATTCAAAGGCATTGGCATTACCAGTAAATGTTCCAGTAAAACTTACTGTAGTCGGCGAAGGTCCTGATGTAGGACTTCCTGTAAAGTCTGCTTGTCCTACAAAAGTACTATTTGCGGCATTGAGTATGACTTGATTTAAATCATCAATACTGTCAGTTACTTTGGTTGTGGTTGTAAAGCCATCATACGCAACGTTTGCAGTCAAACTTCCGTCAGTCGGTGTACCAAGGTTAATTGTGTTGCCTTGTACACTTGATACGTTTGCAGGATCAGTCCAACTTAGTACGCCTGAACCGTCTGTTGTAAGTATCTGTCCGTTAGTTCCGCCTGTGATTGTGATGCCACTATTAGCACCTAAGTTAACATTACTGCCACTAAGATTCAAGTTTCCTTCAGCAGTAATTGCATTACCAGCAATCTGTAAATTGGCAATATTAGCGGCACCAGGAGCAGTTAGAGGAACCGTAGGAGCATCTGTACCAATACCAACACGATTGTTTATCACATCGACAAATAGTGTGCTAGTATCAACGGATATATTTGCAGTTCTTGATAGATTGTTTGCTAGTGCGGCACCAGAAACTCTTGCAATTGCCATTTAATTACTTCCTTAAACTTTGCAGTATTTATCGTAGTAATTAAGGCGTGTTACCTAGTCCGTGTATAACTTGTATTGGCTCACTTGCAGTAGGTGCTGAACTAAATGTAATATCGTTGCCACTGCCAGTAATTGTATAAACACCTGTTGGTTGCTGATAGATGTTTGAAACAAACACTATCACTTGATCAGCGGCACTTGCGGCCGTGCTAAGAGTAAACGTAAGCGTTGAATTGTCGCCAGTAAAACTATCCACAGTAATATTTGCCTCTCCAGTATTTGCAATGGTATTATACTGTGTGCCATTGAAGAATTCTAAGGTATTATTGCTTGTGTTATATCTAAAAAGACCAAATTCTGGATTGCTTGGACGTTCTGCAGTGGTTCCACCTGGGACTACACTACCGCCAACGCCAGGGATGACTCTGTTTTTAAGAAACACACCCATTTATTAGATCGCCGTGGACGATACAACTGCATTTATTCCAGAAGCGGAACTTGCAACAACTTGTATAAAGTCACCGTTTTCAAATAAAAGTTTTTCACCACCTGAATACAGTTGGTAACTGTCAGTTGCACTTATGCTTAAAGTTTTTGCAACTAAGTTTGTAGTTCCTGCGGTACCACCATTTGGTATTATATGTATGTCAACAGTGATAGCACCACCTGATGAGTTTGTTAAGTTCAAATATGTAATCGCAGTGTTGTTGGTACTCGTATACACTGTGGTTAAACTATTCGTTACTGCTGTTACTGCTATTGTCATTTGTTTTCCTTAAAATATTATACCAAAAACAATTGCTTTGCTTTTGCTTACTAATTCATCTGTTGTTGTGCCATCTACAAAGTATACACCTGATCCACCACTACCAGCAACGCCACCATGTAGCACAGTTGTATTTGTTACTGCACCAGGAGCGGCAACATCAGCAAGTTGTAGACCGGTAGTAACATTTACATTACCACCAATATTTAATTGACTTGTGTCTGTAAAAGTTAAATTTGCACTAGCCCCAAAGTTACCTGCATTGTTAAACTGTACCTGTGTATTTGCACCAGCAACACTGGCTGCGGCGGCACTTGCAATTTCTGTCCATGTACCAGTTTCGCCTGTTGTTCCTGTATCAGTGCTAAGTTCCCATCTACTAGCATTGTTGTTATATCTAATACCTGCATATGAACTTGCAGTTTTGTGTGTTAGTATGCCTGAGTTTGATCCGTACGTTGCAGTATTACTGCTATTAAGCATAATAAACGGATCTTTTACATCCAGTTCTTCTGTATTAATGTAGGTTAAGTTTCCAGCAACCTCCAAGTTACCAGTAACTGCAACCGCAGTAGTTTGAATGATAACACGATCACCACTGTTTATGGTTTCAATATAATAATCGCCGTCGATTCGTTTCTTTGTATTCATAATGGACCTCTAGCAGTATTTACCATTTCAATAAAGCTCTCCATGCTTATAATTTTCATGTTGGGTACTTTGCCTAATTGTTTGTGCGTTGCACTTTCAACACCTTCCACTCTGTAAAACTGTCTATTTGGATAGTGTTCTGTTGCAAGTTCTATAATTTGATTCACCCAGTTTCCAGGAAATGTTGGGGGATCTAGTTGTTTTTTATAGAATTGTCTATCAACGTATACATTGTTAAACATGCCATTGGTTGTTCCAAAGTCCATACCAATTAGATATATATCGGTATGTCCATCAATGCAGGCCAATGAGGCGGCATTTGGTCCACTGCTATATCCTTTAAATTGATTATGTAGATGTTTACCGCCAAGTTCAAGTATTGGCTTACGAGTATGAAAGCGATGTTTCTGTGCATAGCCGCTTTGTTGAATACTATCTGCTATTGGTCTATCTGTTGCCACTAAACAATCTGGAATAAAATCTTTAAAGAGCCAATTGCATCCGTAGGTTGTTCCAAGTGGCGGCAACTTGGTTAGATCAACACGCAATCTACTATTTCCGTTTCCTAATATAAAAGCAGTACTCATAAAAAAACCCTCACTGTACTTAATACAATGAGGGTTTGGTTGGTTAAAAACTATCTATTAACCTAGTGAAGCATTCTCAACTTGTACTAGATCACGTGTGCTTGGTGATGCACTGCTTCCAGAGCCACCAACTACAACTGTATCATCTAATATGTTGAAGAAGTTCAAGATTACTGTATTATTTGCAAAGGTAATACCAAATCTGTTGCTTAAACGCTTCAAGCGTACTGCTGATGAACCAACATCTGTAACTGTAATTGTCATACTTCCTGTTGATAAAGCAGAATCTGCTTCGTTTGCTAGTGTACATACACCACATTCTGCAACTTTTCCTGTAGTTCCAGCGGCTGAAGCGGCTGTAACAGTAAAAATATGTCCTACTGCAATTGTACCTTTACCTGCACCCATTGAAGCCCAATCAGTATCACCAACTACAGTAACTCGGACGATACATCCAGCCACTGCACTTGCAGGGTCAATTTGAGCGGCGTCTAGTCTTGAAACTAGATACTTAGATGCGGCTTTTTGTTTTATAATAAAACCATCACCTTCGGTTGTTACACTACCACCAGTTGGTCTAATTCTTGTAGTCATTACAGGAAATGTATAGTCACTTGTACTAATATTTCCACCTACTACTCCGTAGAATAATTCTCCGGCAGGAGTTCTATTTGCAACATCATCACCAGGGTTGTTAAATCCTGCATCCTGTGTGTCAGATATTTTAATTTTTAACGGTCTTCCCATTTGTTTGTCTCCTTATAAAGTTCCCGTTCTAGCGGGTACGCGGTTGGTGTCCGCATAAACACATTATTGTGCAGTAGTATTTATTGAAAAAACTTTGCGCCAGTCCGTACCACGTATTTGATCAACTTCGTCAAATTCACCAAAAGTTGTGGTTGCATTATTATAAGTTACTTCATGAGTATCAGGAAAAATTGTCTTTGCCCAGTCTACAACAAGTTTATGAGTGTCTTTGTTGAGATGTGATATTGTAATGTTTACAGAAAATTGTACACTTTCAGGCGCATTTTGCACAATCCATTTTATGTTGCTTTCAACTTCTGACCATTTTGCTGGCCAACGGAGATATTCAAAGTGTTCTCCTACTCCGTCGATGCTAAAACAAATAATTATACGTCGGTAATATGAACAAGTTTTTAAAAACTCTAAACTTGGTTTTACTGTGCCGTTAAAGTGTATGAGAAATTTCATATCAGTGTTTTTAAATTTTTTTAAGACCTCATGCGTTGATTTGTGCAGTATTGGCTCGCCGCCACCGATAACAATATGATTAAGTCCTGTGAAATCTAAGTCATCAACTGTTTGATTATTGGCATTTGAATCTATAGGTAGTTTTTTAAGTGCTTGCCAACGTGTACTTGAGTATTCGTTGCAAGTAGAACAAGCAAGATTACAAATAGTCCCTGGGTCAAATGTTGCACTATTTTTACTGTTTTTGGTTAGCTCCATGGTGTATTTATAGTCAAAAAAATAGCACCCGAAGGTGCTATTTTTGTAAAAGTTAAGCGTATATTATGAGAATGATAAGTTGCTTACTGCAATTTCACCCACATAGTCACCGGCATTACCAAATGAACTTGCAGTGTTTGATAACTCGATATATCCATATCTAGTCATAAAACTTACTACTGGCTCAAATGTTGACGGATCTAGTACAACTCCTGAACTCATTAGCGGTACGTATGGACAGTAGAATGCTGGAGCGTCTGTCTCAGATGCGCCTTTGTATCCTACTAATACTGCTTGTGAATCAGATGCATATGAATCAACAAATACTCTCATTGTACCGTTTAATGTACCTACAAACTTTGTGTTTGTTGGTGCTTCAAAAGTACCTTCTGTTGTTCTAGCAAATGCTGATGTTGTAGCTGATTGTAACACTGTTAATGAAGCTGGTGAAACAACTGCATAGTTACCTGCGCCACGTCTTGTACGCTGTGCAATTAAGTTAGCTGTTCTGTTTATTAACACTGCTAATGCGGCATGCTCGTCACCTACGAAAGTTGCAGTACCTGATACTGCAGCCTGGTTGTATGTGAACTCAGTTGCGGCTAATGTACGTAGAGATAATAGAATCTCTTGATCGATTTCAGCAGTAATCTCTTGAGCTAATGCTGCCATGATTTCTGCTTCTACATCGATGCCGTGCATTGCTTGTGCATCTTGAGCTGCTTCAAAAGTCCAACGTGCGGATAACTTACGTGTTTTTGCTTCTACAGGTTGCTTTAGGATCTGAACGTTAATTCTGTTACCTGCTACACCTTCTAAAGTTGCAGTGTTTGCTCCACCATAACCTGCGGCTGTACCAGTGTTGTTAGAATATGCAGTTGCAATCTTGAATGGTGACAATGCCTCATCGCCAGCTGCTGTTGATGTTGCGGCTGCTGAGTTGTCAGTCATTGCGTCTGCGTAACGTACTCTAAGTGTATGTATTTGTCCAACTGGACCAGTCATTGGCTGGACACCAACTAATTCGTTGGCAATAACAGTTGGCATAACACGTCTGATTACAGGTAAAATTACTCTGTTAAGAGTTGCAATATTACCTGATGAAGTTGATCCCGCTGTTGCGTTCTCTTTCAAGTGTTTTTTGGTGTTTTCTAAGATCACACCCATTGTTGAGCGACGAGCACCTTGTAATCCTTCTAGGAGGGCTTCTTTGGTCTCACCCCAACGGCTTTCTAGTAGTTCTTGTGACATTAAATGTCTCCCTTTTTAGTTTAAAGCCCTGCTAGGCGTTTTAGGTCAATAACGTTGCTGTTAGCTTCATTAGTGGCTTTGTCGACAACCTTTGCAGTTTTGTTACCAGTTTGTTCAGTTAAAGTAGAGGCTTTTTTAGTTCCTTTAGTTTCACTAATCACGGCTGGCAAATATTTTTCAAAAGCATTCTTCAATCGAGATGTCTGAACACTTTCAAGTAAGTTAGTCATAATTTCTCTCTTCTCATCATTGAGGGGAGATAGAAGCTCCTCCAATGTAGCATCACGCTCATTGGCTTCTTTTATAACTTTTATTTCGTGATTTTTGCTCTCAACAAGAGCTTTCGCCTTGTCTTGAGATTCGATGGCTTCAGCCAACTGCTTATCTTTTTCAGCAATTTTTGCGTTAAGTTTACGTACTTCTTCATTTTCATTTAAATGTGTAGCACCAAACTCTGTTGCATATGCTTCAAAGATACGACGACCAAAATTGTTCTCACGTGCAATTTTGATGTCTTCTTTCAATTGACCCATTTCGCCTTTAATATGTGTAGCCACAGTTGAAGATATCTTCTTAGCAGATTCTTTTATAAACTTGCTCTTTAGATTATCAAGTTTTTCTCTTGCTTGTGAAACAAGTCTTACTTTAGTTTCTACTAAGTCTTTCTTGTCACTTGCAAATTCCTTGATTTCTTCAGCTAAAGCACCAACAACAAATGATTCTAATTTCTCAAAACCTGCTTTTGATACCTTACGATCTTGACGTAGCTCTTTTAACTCTTCTGAAAGTTGTTTTACTAAAAAGCCGTTAAACTTATCAGCATTTTCTTTCATCTTGTTATGAAACTTCACTCGATCACTAGCCAGTGCATTCTTCTCTTCTTGCAAAGATTTGATTTCACTTGCTAAGCCTTCTGTAACCATTTTATCTAGGGCATCTACCATCACAGTTTTATCATGCTCATAGCGTTGTGCAAACTCCTCACGAAGTTCAGCACGCACTGTCTCTTTGGCCTCAACCATTTTTGCTTCCCATTGTTCAGCAATAGCGGTACGAGTATCCTCATTGACGAGATCGCTATCTAGTAGTGGTTTAATAGCATCTAACATGCGATTCTCCTAAATTTTTAGGTCTCTGATAAGACGAGATACTTCGTCTTTCAGGTACTTTTGTATTTTGCCGTCTTTCCCAGACTCGCGAGCCATTTCTAAAATATGATGTCCATGTTTCATGTTCATCAGTCCTTCATAAATTGCTTTTGGATAAGCATTTGGAGCACTGGGTTGTGCGACCACGTCTACAGTAACTATTTCAAAGTCACTGACACGTCCGTTATGCGGATCAACGTTACCTGATCCACGACTCGATACGCCCAATCTCACGCCGGATTGCAACATAGTTTTAACTAATTGCCCCATTGGAGTTGGAAGAATTTTTAATTTTCCGTAACCATTAGGCCCGTCCATCCACATTTTTTCAATCATGTGGCAGACACGGTCTAAATTAATTTTGAGGTCATCTGGATGATCTACTTCACCAAGAACGCTTGTTTTTTTAATCTGTTCATTCAGTGTATCAACTGCTTCTGCAATTTGAGCCACTGGATAGATACGTTCATTGGCATTTTTCACGTCACCTTGTATGCAGATGCCCTCCATATAGAGATCCTTACCGTCTTTGCCTTCAACCAAGTTGATTTGTGCGGCTTCGAAAGTAAGGTCTTCTCTTAGGTATAGCTGTCCCATATACTCGGTTCCTAGCTAGATTAGTCTATAACACTTTTGGTGTTAACACCAGATGCTTGTGATAATTCAGGCTTTGGAGCTGGCTTTACGTCTGGCTTTGTAGTTCCGTCCATGTCACCGTATTTTGGTGTTGGTCGGCCTTGTGCGCCTTTGTTGCCTGCATCAATGTCTACTGGCTTTGCATCCATTCCTTTTTGTCCTGAATTTGCATTTACTGGACTTTTACTAGCTGGTGTTGATGTAACTGGCTTAGGTGCGGCTACTAGTTCTACGCCTTCTTCTAAACCTTCTACTTCTACGTTGACATCAATTGGCTC